CTTGATAAAACCATTTTCGTCAACAAAATTGCTGAAGAATTTGGAAAGATCTAATTGATCATTTTTTATTTTGTCGGCATCCCCTGGTTTATAAGTAAACTCCTTCTCACCAATCTTGAAATCAAAACCTTTGAAATCATTGGAGAATAATTCATTTGTCTTATTAACAAAGTACTCTGACTTTTTTGCTTGCTCTTGCTGTTGCAAGGTAAGCTGACTTATATATTCCTTATAAGATTGCAAAGCTTGTTGGTCCTCAGAAGAGACAGATGATGTACCACTCGACTCAAGTGGTGCTCTGTACTTTTCTTTTTGTTCCTCGAAATACTTTGTCGCCTTAGTAAGTTCTTTTTTAAATGCAAGTTTTTTCTTTTTGATATCACGCTCGTCATCAAGATCCTCATCGTATGCGAATTTTTCTGACATCTCATATTGAATATCATCGTCATCCATTTCTGGATTTAATTCTTTCATATATGTAGCTAATAATCTTTCAGGTTTCTCACTAGAAAAATCTTGATTAACTCGGTAAAAATCTTCTAGACCACGACCTGTTTCTTTTTTGAAACGATAAAACGCCTCAACATCATCAGGGAGCAATTCCTTTTGAGTGTCAACAGGTGCAAATAAGTCGTCCAAAGAGTTTACCTCTTTATTATACTTGCTTTTCAAATATGAAAGAACGTCGTTGTCCCCAAATGATGAAGACTGATTTTCTTGCTCTCCTTCTAATACCACCGTTTCTGTTACAGGTTGTTCAATCTGAACGTCACCTGTCTTTTCTTCGTGTTCTTTTAGAAGTTGTGCTTCTACTTCTTGGACAGATTTCTCTTCGAAATCCACCACCTTAACTTGTAAATTATCCATTTAATTAAAATTTAGTTGTGCAAAAGTAATAAATAAAATTATCTTGGATTGAATTGCTCCAAATCAAACCCATCTAATGAATCTTCTTCTGATTCAAAGTTCATAGCAGGTAGGTCTTTTTGGCGTTGTTCAATCAACTTAGATTGCTGTGTGGCTTGCAACTTGGTTCGGTTATCTTTTGCTTTCTCCTTATCCATATCTAGTTGCTTTACTTGGTTCACCTCCATGCCTTTAAGTTGCATGTTGTATTGGAATTCCACACTCATCAATTGCTGTTTAATCTCAGCTTCAGCTTGCATCAGTTGAATATCAAACTGCATTTGAGCTTGTGCAAGTTGTGCCTTAGCTTGAGATTCTGCCTGTACTTTTTGAAGTGCAGCTTGAGCAGATGCTTGAGACGATTGGATATTGCCTTGAGTCTGCATTTGAATCTTAGCTTGCTCTTGCTCCATGTCTTGCTGTTGCTTACGCTTACGCTTAAACTTAAGCAATTCATTTGCAAGTTTTAAGTTCTTCATCTGACGAATATCAATTGCATCTTCCAATGTAATCTGATCACGTTGCAATGCCATTTGAATATTAGCCTCAAGTTGTGCTTGTTGTTCTTGATCCGGAGATACTTCAATAAATACTCCAAAGTCATGCAAGTATAAGTCTTTAATCTCATCTAAGATACCAACTGCATACTTACCAATCTGCATAGTAAACTCTTCTTTAAAGTCAGAGTACTCTAGGATATCAGCAATCCGACATGATAAAGCTTCAGACAAACGTCTTGTAATAAATAAGCTACCTTCTAAGATGTGACGTGTCGCTGTATTAGAGTTTAACGCGGCAAGCTTTTGCACGCCTACTAATGCATCAGGATTAGGAGTCGAAGCATCACGCGCTTCGTTCAATCCTGTAACATCTCTAATCATAGCTAGGTATTGATTGTACGCGTTAATTAACGCAGTAATCTTACCTTGCCCACTATTGGTATTAAGTTCTTGGATTGGAATACGACCATGGTTTAGTTCACCATCTACCGTCATGCTACGTCCAATAACACTACCCGTTTGGAAATACAAACGTAAAGCATCTTCAGGATTGTAGGCTGCCCCTGTACCCAAGTCAACCTCGTTGATACCGTCAGCGTCAATGAACACACCATCTGGCACCACACGTTGTAGTACTTGTTGTAACTTAAGGTGTGTCATTTGAATCAAGTCAGCAAAAGGAATCATGCGACGAGTCAACGACTCAATCACACCTTTGTACATTCTTGGTGCAACACAGATGTAATTTGGGAGCGCATATTGAGACGCAGATTTAGGACGAACCATGTTCTTAGATAGCTCCCACGAAAGTAAGTAAGAGGAACCCATAACCATAACACCTTCGTACCAAACATCAATGCGTTTCTCTATGCGCTCAAAGCGCTCTTCCATTCCCTCAGGAGGATTAAAGTTCTCATCCTTTTGAATTACTTTTGCACCCCCGTTCTCAGTATATTTCTTTTTATAAACAAATGTCTTGTCGGTCTTGTAGTTAAAGTAAAGCAACGTAACCACATCGCGATTAAACAAGTCACTTCGATAAGGACGTAGAACCCCATAGTAGTTATACCATGCCGTTCCAAGTTGCTGAATCTCAGCCAACTCTTCGTTCGTAATGTTTGGCTTAATCTTAATAAGCTCAGTGATTGGAACCTGCTTTACTTCTCCGAAATAGAAACAGTCATCAAATGTTGGCGACTCGGTGTAACTGTACACCATATTCGCAGGATCCACATATTCAACTCTTACTCCTGTTCCCGGAACAAAAGAATGTTTAGCCATACCAACACCAATAGTAGTGATATCATAATCAACTCTTTTTCTAACATCGGCATAATGGTTAACGTCTAAAATTGTATTTATTGCTTGTTCTTCTGCAATTTCAATAGCAGGCTTATACTTAAGCTGCATGTATAAACTTAATTCTTGTTCGTTTTCAGGTAATTCTTCAGGATTAACATCAAAAGTATCGACACCAAACTGTTGTTTAATTTGCATCAATACGTCTTTGGCTAACATATTTGATTCAACCATTTCCTGATATTTGCTTTTCTTTTCAATAGACATAGCATCTTGTGCGTACGCTTTTACTTCAAAAAGTCTATCATTCATTCCGTTAACAACGATGTCAACAAACTTAGGGATAATTGGTACAGGAGTCCAATCTAAGTTAATATGGGACATATCCCCATCAACTTGGAATTGTTCCTTGTATTTACCAATGGGTTGTTCTCCGCGCGCATACAATCTAATTCTATGAAAGTCAATCCATTGTGAATAATATCGGCAATTGTTTCCTGTTTTCGCAAACCATTCCCATTGGATACTTTGCCCCACCTTAAGGCCAAACTCAGCAGATGCCTTTTCAGCGTCTGTTGCCAACTGAGTTGGGAAGTTGGTAGGATTAATCATTACTAAAGGATCGTTCATATTCTTTTGATTCTGCTTGATGAACCACTGTTATCGTAAGTTGCAAATTTAACACTAATTTTAGATTGTTTTTTCTCAGGGATATATACATGCTTCTGATTAGCCATAATCGCGTATCCTGAGCTGATTGAAGCATCATACTTTGTTCTGTCATTGACATCAAACTTCGCCCAATCTTGTAATGTCTTAGTAAATGGCATGTTGCCAATCTCGTCAGGTTGACGATAATTACCTTCAGCATCTATCCCTACATACCGTTCAATATACGTTTCAATCGCTGTAGCGTGTGCCTGTTTAATATCCTCGCTTGACGATGGAATACCACCAATTTCCCGTTCAGTAAATGAAAGTTTATTAAGATGTTTGTCAGGTCTGTTCATTGAGAATGCCCTATAGCCCCTGTTCTTAAAGTGATAAAGCAAACGCGCTTTGTTATTCTCGCAAAGTATTGGCATGCCATAGAACACGCAAGCCATTAGGACCTCTTCAAAAAATATCTCAGATGTCTGTGGGCGTGCAATGTATTCAAGAAAGAATGCGTTCGATGGAGCATTAGCCATGTTAAACTTGGTTAGCCCGTGGAGTGAACCATTTGATCCTCCGAACGTAGCTCCTGAGATATCATAAGGGTCACAACCAAAAGCTCCGATGTATTCATTACCTGGATACTTATTACCATTCTTGGTAATGAAGTTATTACGTAGTCCCATCTCAGGAATCCAAGACACTAGGAACCTACCATTCTTATCAGGAGTCCAAACAACCTCTGAGTCTTTTTCTCCGTTCTTCCAATGGAAGTATCCACGCGTAACCACGTGGTCTTGAAGCAAAGAATCATTATAGTCAATCTGTTGGTATATCTTAGTCAAGTTAAATAGCGATGACTTAGTCTCGTCCCTGAACGCGTGTGACTCTGTACGAGGGAACTGACGATAGTGTTCGTTCAATGCGTCAGGATCAGACTTCAATGAGTCAACCTCATTCTGCCAGTTGGTTATAACGCCATTGTAAATCAGCTCTCCTTCTTGTGCCGAACGTACCGGTTTCTCCGGATCCTGTAGGACTGCATGGCCAAACTCGTCAATGTATCCTTCATAGTTATAATCCATCGGAATAAACAACGCATATAAGCCTGACTTA